TCAGATATTGAGCAGTATCAATACTTAGCAACATTAGAAACTCATACATGTGATGTTTGTGCTCACTTAGATGAACGTATCTTTAATGTTAAGGATGAAAAGGAAGGCATTAATTATCCTTTAATGCATCCCTACTGCAGATGCACCACAGTTCCTTATATGAAAGGTTTGCCTGACATTTCAGCACGTTGGTATCGTGATCCGATTACTGGTAAAGGTAAATGGACACGGAACATGACTTACAGTGAATGGACTAAGGCCACTGGTGCTAAGACATTTAATAAAAAGAAGTTTATTGAGGTTAAAACTAGATTAGGCTTAGCTAAGTTACTTCATATTAGTGGTGCTCTTAATATGTCTGATCCTAAGGATTATGGCCGTGCTTTGAGGCATGCTAAAAGATATTATGAAGAGTTACGTAATTCAGATAGAGTATACATTGAACAACATATTGTTCAAGGATCAGGTTTAAATAGAAGTATTGTAAATTCAGCTTTAATTCATATTCTTGATAGTGAATATGATCTTATTGGTAACAATGGTAAACATAGTTATCAAAAATTTTCACCTGATTATGATATGGCTGAAAGCTTGCAACGATTAATTTTAGAAGAACCTGAAGATCATGATATAATTATGTTGCAACATGAAGCATTAGAAGCCCATTATATGGATGATTTGGGTATGAATTATACAGCTGCTCATTTAAAGGCAAATAAATCCTATAATTATCAAAATGCTTTGGCTAAATTCTTAGAAAGAAGGGATAAACAATGAAATTTTTAATGGCTGATATATTGAGTGATGATAAAAATTCTATGACTGTGAAATTAACTTCAGATTTAGAAACTGCCACCATGACAATTAATAAAAAAGATTGGACTACTAAAATCAAAGGCTTTGGACGGTCATTAAAATATGTTTATCCTAAGTTATTTGTTGATAAGCTAGTCATTAATATGATTAAAAATAATCCTACAGAAAAACATTTTGTCTATGGCAGAGGATAATCATAGTAATTATTATTTTATGGAATTTAATTAAGAGAATCGTTTAACAGCGGTTCTCTTTTTATTTGGTGAAATTATGAAAAATCTATGGGAAAAGTTCCGATATAGTGAATGGTTTGCGATTGTATTGCAAGTCTTACTTGTAGTGATTGCTTTTGTAGTACTTTCAGTTATAGGAACTCTAATAAATGTGTGGTTTGTTCATTTTATGAAAGATACTTTTGGAATTAATGTTTATTGGACATTACATTAATAATTGTTTGACCTGAGTAAGTCGTAAAACTGCTCTTTTTGTATGCCTTGTGAGGGGCGGTCTCGTATTAAAGCGTGTAAAAGGTAAGGAGAATTTATATGAAAAGAAATCAACTTAAAGATTTAGGACTTGATGAAGATCAAATTAAAGCTGTTATGGACTTAAACGGTGAAGATATTAATAATGCTAAGTCTGGTAATGATGCAATTGTTGAAGAAAACAAGGCTTTAAAAGCTCAAATGGCTGAACGTGATAAAGATTTAAAGAATTTACGTAAGAATGCTAAGGATAATGAAGAATTATCAAACTCATACAAGGAATTACAAAACAAGTATAAGAATGATACTGCAGATCTTACTAATAAGTTAAATCAAACACGTCTTACTAGTGCTGTTGATCGTGCTTTAAGTGCAAGTAAGGTCAGAGATACTAAAGCTATTAAAGGTTTCTTGGATATGAATAAGGTTAAGCTTGACGAACAAGGTAACCTTTCAGGACTGGATGAACAAATTAAGGAAATTCACAAAACAGCTCCATACATTTTTGATGAAGGTACTAAGCAGAACTATGAACCAAGTAATGGAACACCTGCTAATACTGATCCAGTTCAAGCTATGGTTGATGTTTTTAAGAAATAAAGGAGATTTATTAAATGGCAGAAGTTATTAACTATGCTGATGCATACCAAAGTGCTGTGCAACAAGCTTTTTATGATGGTCACTTATATAGTGCAGATTTATGGAACTCACCATCTAACTCAATGGTTAAGTTTGATGGAGCAAAACATATTAAAGTAGCACGTTTAACCATTACTGCAGGTCGTCAAGATCGCACACGTAGAACTATTACAGATTTTGAAGCTAACTACAGCAATGATTGGGATTCATATGAATTAACCAACGAACGTTACTGGAGTACTCTTGTAGATCCATTGGATGTTGATGAAACTGATATGGTGGTTTCAATTGCTAACATCACTAGACAATTTAATTTGGATTCAAAGATGCCTGAAAAAGACCGTGAAATGTTCTCAAAGCTTTATCAACAAAAGGTTCACTATGATGGTGATGATGGTATTCACACTGAATCAATTGATGAAAAGAACATTCTTAAGTTATTCGATGAAATGATGAGTAACTTCGATGAAGCTCGTATTCCTGCTGAAGGTCGTATTCTTTATGTAACTCCAAAGATGAATTCAATGTTGAAGCGTGCAGATGCTATGAACCGCACTATTGTGATTTCTGATCCTTCAGCTATTACTCGTACTGTTCACTCATTAGATGAAGTAGATGCTATTCATGTTGTTCCATCAGATTTAATGCAAACTGCGTTTGATTTCACTACTGGCTCAAAGATGAAAGCAGATGCAAAGCAAATTGATATGTTCTTGATTAGTAATGGTATTCAAATTGCACCTGAGAAATATTCATTCGTGGGATTTGACCAACCATCTGCTTTAACTTCAGGTAATTACTTGTACTATGAACAATCATATGATGATGTTCTTATGTTGAGTACTAAGACTAAAGGTTATGAAGCTGTTGTTAGTGATGCTACTGGTGTTAAGGACTTATCAGATTCATCAAAGTTTGGCAAGAAAGCCGATACTGCTGATGTAAAGCCAACAGATGCTAACACTGTTGAAGAAATCAAGGCCTACTTAGATAAGCACCATATTGATTACACCGGTAAGACCGCGAAATCAGATTTGTTAGCTTTAGTAAAATAGTAAAGCGGTGATTGGATGAATAAAGAACACATTGTTGATCAAGTTAAATTGTTAATTCCTAACAACAATGAAAATCCTAATTATGATAAAATCATTGATTTTACAGTTGATAAGATCATGAATGATATTGCTAATTATTGTAATATTCCAATTGATGAACTGCCTAATGAATTATCTACTGTAGTAGTTAACATGGCAGTTCAAGCAATTAAAGTAAATGGATTTCTTGATGGTGAGAGTGCTGCTAACATTCAATCACTAAATGAAGGTGATACCAGTGTAACCTTTAAGCCTGTGAGTGATATTTATTTAGCTCTGCAAGGTTTAAATCCTATTACGGATAATTACACTAATATCTTAAATAACTTCAGGAGGCTACCAGAATGAACCAATTTGAAGGTTTAAAAAGGGTAGTTTCATTGTTATGGACAGATAAAGCAAAGATCACTGGTACTAAGAAAGTGACTAAAAACCACATTACTAATAGTGTTGAAACCACAATTGTGGAAGATGAGCCTTGTAAGGTGGTTCTTAAAGGACAATCTGCAAGTACTCAAACTATTTTTGGTACTGATGAAGCAGATGCTAAAATATTGATTCGTAATGGCATTGATATTCCTGCTGGAGCGGTTATTTATATTACTGATCAAAACGGTAAAACTACTAAATATAAGCGTTCTAGCAAGGGATATTCTGGCTATTATTCACATCAAGAAATAGCAATGGTAAGGGATGAAAAAGCATGAGTTTGGGAACTGTTGATGATGCAGAGTTTCAAGCTTGGGCTAGTCGTGTTAAAGGAAGAATTAATAGTGGCCAACTTAAAGAAGAAATTGGTCAAAGTACTAAACGTATTGGTGTACAAGCAATTAGAACGCTTAAGACTAATACACCGGTTGATACTGGGGCTTTACGTAAAGCTTGGACTGCAGAAGGCCCTTCTGTAAGTGGTGGCGGTTGGATTGTTAAAGTAAGCAATCCTACAGAGTATGCTTCCTATGTTGAAAAAGGGCACAGAACTCGTGGCGGTAAGAACTGGGTACCAGGTCAATTCTTTATGAAGAATTCCTTGAATGCGATAAACTCCCAACTGCCTGAATTGATAACACCTGGCTTATGGGCTTTTAGGGATTTACTATCATGACAATAATTGAAAGAATAGCGGATGAGTTAGCTCGTATCTCACCGAACACAACAATTTACACGGAGAATCAACCTAATGGGTTTGATGAACCGTGTTTTTTTATAGGCAGAGCAGGAAATACAACTCTAAAGCCAGAACTTTTTGATTATGAAGTTAGAAAAATGCCATTTCAAGTGGTTTATTTTCCACCAGAAGAAAATGCTAATGAAGCATTAGATGAGATGGAAGCACTGCTAATGGACAATCTAACTGTATTGCCTGATTTTGCTTATTTAAGAAATCGTGAATTCAGTGTAGATACTAATGAACATACGTTGACGTATGATTTTGATCTCGTTTTACGGATGTATAAACCAGATCTTTCACTGAAACAAAGGAGTTTAGATTTAAATGCAAGAACAAAAGGAAACAACAGGGAATAACCCCAAAGTTAAGCGCGCCGAAGTTGAGTATACTAAAGCTCAAATTAAGCAAGCTGGTTTATTCCCTGGAACAAACAACACGGCAATTATTAATGCCGCTTTAGAAGACAACAAAACTTATACGATTGCTGAAGCTAAGAAAGCAATTGAAGATTTTAAAGGAGGTATGTAGTTCATGGCAGGTGGAACTTGGAGAATTCAGAATAAGCGTCGTCCTGGTGTCTACATCAACGTTCGTGGTGATGGCAAGCCGGTTTTAACCACACCATTAGGACGTTTATTGATGTTCCAAAACAAGCCTTTAGGCTGGGGTAAGAAAGGTATCATTGAATTAACTGCTACCAGTGATTTCACTGCTTTGACTGGCCATAAGAATACTGACAAGGTATTGGCTCCAGTTTATGAAGCTTTGAAGGATGCTGAAACAGTATTACTTTTAAATGATTTTGATGGTGGTGTTAAGGCCACAGCTAAAAAAGATGGTGTTTACACTATTAATGCTAAGTATGAAGGTGAACAAGGTAACAACATTAGTGTTAGTTTTGCTCCTGCTCCTTTAGCTGATAGTGCTAATACTCAAGATGTAATCGTAACTACTATCTTTGGTACTAAGCAAGTTGATCAAGTAAAAATCACTTTACCAAAGGCAAGCGCCGATGCAATTGCCGCAGCTGAATTAACTAAGGAAGATCAATTAGAAGTACATAATGACTATGTAGATATTACTTTTGGTACTAATCCGGCAGATGTTACTAAGGAATTGAATGGCAAGGGAGAATATCCACTCTATACCGCAATCTTTAATGGCTTAACTCAAAATGCCGCTAATGTTTCTCTAGCTGGTGGTACCAATGGTACCAACAAGGTAGTAGATGATATGAATGATTACTTGGAAAATGAATTCTATGCTGTAGCAACTACTGCAGGTTGGGATGAATCAAGTAACATTCATAAACTTTTAGTTGAAGAAATTAAGCTTTTACGTGAAAACGTTGGTATCAAAGTACGTGCTGTTGTTCCTAATGAACAAGGTGCAGTTTACAACTATGAAGGTGTTTCAACCGTCCTTAACGGTTACGTACTTAATGATGGTACTGTAATTACTCCTAATATTGCTGCTGCTAGATTTGCTGGTATGAGTGCAAGTGCTACACCAGATCAAGCATTAACTTACACTCAACTTGATGATGCTGCAGAAGCTAGACCTAAGTTGAATAATGATAAGACCATTGAAGCATTAAATGCTGGACAAATTGTGTTTACCACACGGGCTGGCAGTCGAGTAGTGATTGAACAGGACATTAACTCACTCACTAAGTTTACTAGCGAAAAATCTAAAGACTTTAGCAAAAACAGAATTATTAGAACACTTGATGAAATTTGTACTAATACTACTCAAACGTTTGAAACTAGTTTTTTAGGTAAGGTTTCAAATAATGAAGCTGGTAGAAATGTCTTCAAGGCTAACAGAATTGGTTATTTAACAGGCTTACAAAATCAAAACATGATTCGTGATTTTGAAAATTCTGATTTAACTCTTTCTCAAGGTGACGAAAAAGACGCTGTATTGATGGAACTGTATGTAACACCAGTTGACGCAATGGAAAAACTTTATGTCAACTTAATCGTAAGATAGGAGGAAACTAGATGGCGGATGTAGATCACTTATTAAGTGGTAGAGATACCATTTCTACTAAGGATGCGAAAATATTCCTTAATATTAACGGCCGAATTATTAACATGATCGAATGTAATAAATTGACCATTAAGATGGAAAAGAACAAGGAAGATGTTCAAGTTTTAGGTAATCACTGGAAGATGAAGAAAACCACTTCTGTTGAAGGTACTGGTACTTTGGGTGGATATATCATTAATTCCAATTGGCTTAAGTACGCTGTTCCTTATACGCAACAAGGTGGAGATCTTTACTTTGAATTAACTTTAACTATTCATGATCCTACTTCAAGAACTGGTACTCAAACTGTTCTTCTTAAGAATGTTAACTTGGATGATATTCCAGTTGTTGATTTTGAAGCTGATGATGGGGTTATGGACTACGAAACAGACTTCACTTTTGAAGGATTTGAATTAGTTCAAGAATTTGATGGTATTAAATAGGAGTTAAACAATGGCAGAAACAAATATTAAAGATTTCTTGATGGAAAATGTAGGCAGTCCTAATAGAGAAGAAGAAGTTAAACTCAAGCGGTTTAAATCTCCTTTTAAGATTAGAGGACTTGATGCAGAAGAAATTTCTGAAATTCGTAAACAAGCTACTAGAAGAGTTCTTAATAGAAGAACTCATCAGTATGAATCAGAAACAGATCAAAACAAGGTAGCAGAATTAACTTTAACTGCAAGTGTGGTTTCTCCAGATTTACAAAATGAGCAACTTCAAAAGTCATGGGGCTGTTTAGGTGATCCTGCAAAGCTTTTAAAGAAAATGCTTTATGTAGGTGAATATAGTAAGTTATCTGATGCTGTTATGGATGCTTCAGGTATGAATGAAGATGCTGATAATCCTGATGATTTAATTGAAACAGCAAAAAATTAATTGAGGATTCAGTGGGAGACTTTGCAATATATCATTATGTATTGCAGGAATACCACTGGACACCAAAACAATGGGCTGATTTGAGCATTCGTGAAAAATCCATTGTGATTGCATCTATTCAGATCAGAACTAGAGACGAAAAGAGACAAGAAAACGAGGCAAAAAGAAAGGCACGCAGAAAACATATCTAATATTTTTAAGCAAAGGTATGCTTTGGCGTGCCTTTTTTCTTTTGCAATTTTTTAAAAGAAAGGAGGTAATTTATGGCTGAAATAAGCGCAACAATTAAGATTAATGATGCCTTTAGTGCTCCATTAAGCAAGTTAGCCGCAGGGCTTTCAAAAGGGCAGAGTGGTTTTAGTAAATTAAAAAGTGCTTTAAGTGGTGATGCATTTCAAGGTGCAAGCAAATCATCTAATAGTATGTTCAAATCTATGACTGGTGGTGTTGTAGTTGGTAACTTAATTAGTAAAGGCATGGACTTAGCCAGATCTGGTATTAGTTCAATGCTAGGTGAACTTAATGAAGCATCAACTTCATGGCAAACATTTGAAGGAAATATGCGTCAAATTGGTGCATCTAATACTCAAATTGCTAGAGCTAAATCAGATATGCAGAAGTTTGCACAACAAACAATTTACAGTGCTTCTGATATGTCTAGTACCTATGCTCAATTAGCCGCAGTTGGCACTAAGAATACTGCTCAATTGGTTAAAGGTTTTGGTGGATTAGCTTCTGCAGCTAATGATCCTCAACAAGCCATGAAAACTTTAAGTGAACAAGCCACACAAATGGCAGCTAAGCCTAAAGTTCAATGGCAAGATTTTAAACTAATGCTAGAACAAACACCGGCCGGAATGTCTGCTGTTGCTAAAACCATGCATACTAACTTAACAGGACTGATTAAAGATATTCAGGACGGTAAGGTTAAAACTCAGGATTTCTTAAACGCTGTTGCTAAAACTGGTACCAATGCTAACTTCTCTAAAATGGCTACTCAGTACAAAACTGTTGGGCAAGCCATGGATGGCTTGAAAGAAACATTAGCCAATGGAGTAATAGATCAATATCAAAAACTGAGTAAAATCGGAATTAATGTTGTTTCTGGATTAACTGATAAAATATCTAATTTTAATTGGGATGCAATGGGTGATGGCTTAGTTAATGCTATTAATTATATTCAACCTATATTTGAACGATTACAGTTAGGTTTATCAGATTTCTTTGAAGGTCTTTCAAGTTCCGGCGTTGGAGATTCTTTAATAAATATGCTTAAAGATATTGCTGATGCAGTTCTGGATGTAACTAATACTCTTAATGAAGGTAATGGTGGTGGAAGCTTTTTTAAACAACTAGGAAGTTTAACTGGTGGAGCTCTTAGCAGTGTAGCTAAAGCTATTTCCGGTATAGCACAAGCCATAGGACAAATTGATCCAAATTCTTTGATGTCACTTGCTAGAGCATTCATTGTTCTAAAAGGTGGACTTAAAGGAATTGCAATAATGGCCATCGTTAAAGGATTACAACAGCTCAATAACTTAAGTCCTGGAACTATTGAAGGAATTGCTAGTGCATTAACTAAAATGGCCTATGCTTTTGTAATTTTGAAAGCGGCACGCAAAGGATTTCAAATGCTAAAAGGAATCCACGATGCTTTCAGTAGTATCAAAGGTATAAGAGCACCAAAGATGGCTACTCCTGAAGTTCCTCAAGCTGGTGGCATTGCTCAAAGCGCTGGTGCCTATCTTAAATTAGGTGCCGCTTTACTAATGGTTGGTGGTGCTGTTGTATTAGCTGCCGCTGGATTTAAGCTCTTAGCAGATGCTGCAACACAATTAGCTAGTGGTGGCGGTGCTACAATTGCTACTTTCTTTGGAATGGTAGCCGCTATTGCTGCATTAGCTGTTGTAGTTAGATTATTAGGCCCTGCAATGATAGGGGCTTCAGCAGGATTCTTGATGTTTGCCGCAGCACTTTTAATTATTGGTGCTGCTATTTTTGTGGCATCTGCTGGAATTACAATGTTAGCAACTCAGTTGCCAATTATTTCTCAATATGGTCTTAGTGCCGCTGTTGGATTACTTGCTTTAGCTGGAGCAATTGCAGTGTTCGGTGTTGGTGCCTTAGTTGCCGCAGTAGGTGTAGTTGTATTAGGTGCTGGCTTAATTGTTTTAGCTGCAGGATTGATGATAGCCGCTGTAGGTGCATTACTATTTGGCGTTGCCTTAACTTTAATTGCGGCAATGTCTTTAGTAGCTGGAGCAGGTCTAATGATAATGGCTGTGGCTATGGTGATGATTGCACCTATGACATTAATTGCCGCAGTAGGTATGATGCTGCTTGCAGTAGCCATGGTAATGATTGCACCTATGGCAATGATTGCCGCAGTTGGAATGCTCATGTTATCAATGGCATTAATTTTAGTTGGGCCAATGGCAATGGTAGCCGCAGTTGGTTTAATGCTGTTAGCTTCTGCTTCTATGATGTTAGCAGCAGGATTAGCCGCTGTAGCTGCTGCAGCAATGATGACAGCAGCCGCAATTGTAGCAGTTGGTACCGCTGTAATGACTATGGTCTCAATGTTCATTATGGCTGGCTCTATGATGGTGTCTGCTATTACCAGTGCAATGAGTAGAGTTGTATCTGCAGTTTCAAGCGGTATTCAAGCCGCTGTTAGTGCTGCTAGAGGTTTTGCTGGTGCCTTAGTTGGTGTAGGTCGTGACTTAATCCAAGGTTTGATTAACGGTATTACCTCAATGATTGGTGCCGCTGTTAGTGCTGTAAGTAAAGTTGCAAGTAGTGTAGTAAGTGCCGCTAAAGGCTTGCTTCATATTGGTTCACCATCAAGATTGTTTAGGCAATATGGTAGATGGGTTGATCAAGGTTTAATTATTGGTCTTAACAAAGATGCCGGTGCCGCAGCTGATGCTTCTGCTAATATGGCACAAGGTGTAGTTGATGCCGCTAGTGGAATGCATCCAGTTATTGGTGCTCCTGAAATGGATCAATTTAATACAGGAGATTTATTAGCTGATGGCTTTAATAGAGCTAAGGATAGTATTTATGACCTTGTCAGTGCAATCACTGGCTTAAATGGAAAAACGGCTAATGTTGGTATTTTAAGTTCAATCACTGGTAATCAGAACTTCAATGAAAAAAGTATTGATGGATCCAATTTAGGAACAGGATCAAATGCTATTACACCTGCTTCAGTTTTATCTTCAAACTCTTCTACTGCTAACACTAATAATAATCAATCTGTAACTATTCAATCTGGTGCTATCACTATTAACAGTTCTGGTAATCCTGAAGAAGATGCTGATGCATTACTTGATAAGCTTGAAGAAAAAATTATGGAACAAGCTGATAAATCATTAAGTTAGGAAGTGATGATTATGCCTGATAGAAGTGGCATGGAATTTTATATCAAAGATCAAACAACTGGAGAAAATTTACAAATACCAGTTAATCCTAGTGATGTAAAACTCAAGTATGAAACAGATGATCATTCTGAAACCGTTGTTAATTTGGGTGAAGTAAATATCCCTGGTAAATTAAAGCTAGTAGGTGTATCAATTAATTCCGTTTTTCCAACTGTAGGCGCTCGCTATGTTGCGACTAAAACGCCACACAAGCAAGCAACTTACGTTAAGAAAATCAAGAAGATTCAAAGTAAGAATCATAAGGTTAGATTCGTAGTCACTAAGACTGATATTTCAATGCTAATGACTATTGCTAGTTTTGAATATGGTTTAGAGAATGGCTGGGCTGATGAATATGCCTACACTTTAGAATTAAAACAATATCGTAAATTTAGTTATGAGAAAAAGAAGAATCCTAAAAAACGTGGCAGATCTAAGAAAGGCAAGAAACGATCTAATCCGGCTGGAAAAATTAGTGTTGGTTCAACTGTATCTGTAAATGGCCGTTTACATGCTGATAGTTATGGTAGAGGGACAGGAATGTATGAAAAGAATGCTAAACGCGAAGTTTTATACATTATTCCTGGTCGCAAATATCCGGTTTGTGTGGGAATTAACGGGAAAGCTCGTGGCTGGGTAAAAATGAGTGAGGTAAAAAGATCATGAGCGACTTAATCCAAATGACTTTATATAGACGCTCTACTCACTTTACTCACTCTAAAAAACGTGTAAGTTATGATATTGGCGATTTAGTAATTGATGGTTCGATTACTTTAGCTAGAGACACTAATTTTTCGGCAACCGAATTTAACTTTAAATTGGTTTTTGAGGAAAAACCTATTATTCCATATACTGGCGATATCATTTCTTTCAAATGGAAAAAGAAAAAGATGTTTTACGGCTATGTTTTTAAGTACGGTTTTGATAAAAATCACAACATTACTGTTAAATGCTATGGCCCTAGTCGCTACTTAAAGAATGAAGATTCGATTGTATTTAAAGCCGGTACATTAAGCGAACGATTCAAAGAAGTTTCAAAACGTGCCGGAATTAAAGCAAAAGTGGTGGCTGGATCAAGTCATAAATGTAAAGCTGAAGTTGATGATGGCAAAACATATTTTGACATGATCAAAAGTGCAATGAGCGCTACTACTAAAGCAACTCATAAGCATTACTTGATTTATGATAATTACGATACCGTAGAATTAAGGAAGTTCCCTTATAAGAAACTTGATATTGTTATAGGGGATAAATCTGGATTAACTGATTATGATTATTCAGTTGATATTGATAATACCTATAACGTTGTGAAAGTTATTAAAAAGGACAGTAAAAAGAGTAAGAAAACATCAAAAACTCAAACTAGTGCAGATGATCCTAAAACTACTACGATTTCTTCAAAGACTGTTACCATGCCTTCTGCTAAGCAGTGGGGTAAGCTCCAAAAAGTCGTTAACGCAAAGAAAAAAGCTAACGATGCCCAGATGATTCAGCAAGCTAAGAATGAGCTTAAAAATCGAAATAGAGCGAACAAAGAGCTAAAGATTACATGCGTTGGTCGTACTGATTTAGTTCCTGGTAATTATGTAACAGTGAACATTAAAGATTACAAAAAGAAATTTAAAAACTGTCCAATCTTGAAAGCTACTCACCACTTTGGGCAAGATTATACAGTTGAGTTAACGATGAAAGTAGGTCAATCATGGCAGGTAAGCGGCTCTATGAGTTAATGACAAAGCGTGGTGGTAAACCAAGCGATTATTCTGATGTTGTCTATGGTACTGTCATTAGTCCTAAGCCTTTGAAAGTTCAATTATCCAATAACATGGTTTTAACTGATGATTTCATTGTTCTTGGCAAGCACATTGGAAAATTCAAGATTAAGGGTAAAGTTACCAAACACGAACACGATGAAGTTAAAGGTGAAATAGAACTAGAAATCGACAACTCTCTTGAATCTGGCGACAAGGTAACCATGATCCGTGAAGATGGTGGTCAACAGTTCTATTTATTTGAAAGGCTAGGTGAAGACGGTTTTGGATTCTGATGAAGAAATTAATGTTGGTGCATTAATGGAAGATGCATATTTAGATGATGCTGACCTTGACGATGAAGAAGATAGCCAAAGCCCTACCTACACTTTTAAAGTTGCTAATGATCGAATTCGTAGCATGACTGATGAACTTGATGCAATGAAACAAGCTGTAGACAAGATTCTTAAAACAGAAAGATTTGTTTATCAAATTTATGATGAACAATATGGTAATGATTTGCCTGAATTAATTGGAGAATCTATTGATTATGCATTATCAGAAGCTGAAAGAATGACTATTGAAGCTTTAGAAGCAGATGATCGAATTACTAGTGTTGAAATTACTAATTGTGAGCAATCAGGCAGTGATTCAATTGCTGTAGAAGGTTTCGCTAATACAGTTTATGGAAGGGTTGAATTTGAAAGCGAGGTGGATATAGTAGATGAATCCTAATGAATTAGCCGATGAGTTAGAAGCGCAAAACTTTGATTACTGGCTAAACTTAATGCTTGTTAATGTGCCAAATGATATTGATAAACGTGAAGGCTCAATCATTTATGATGCTGTAGCTCCTGCAGCTATGGTTAGTGCTCAACAGTCTTTATCATTGGCCACTATCATACGAGAAACGTACATTAAAACTGCTCAAGGTGAGTTTTTGGACTATAGAGCGGTTGAGCATGGTACTAATCGATATGCGGCCACTAACACAGAAGTTAAGGCTAGATTTAATGATGATGATGGTAAGCCGGTAAACGTTGAAGTAGGTGATAGATTTGCAAGTATTGCAGAATCACCTATTTTTTATACCGTAATTAAAGCAAATGATGATGGTACTGCAGAAATGCAAGCCGAAGAAGCCGGAACAAGTGCTAATAGTTATTTGGGACAAGTTTTGCCGGTAACACCTAATGACAACTTAGCATGGGCAGAGATCATTGAAATCACTATTCCGGCTAGGGATGAAGAAAATGATGAACATTTAAGAGCCAGATTGTTGAATTCCAATTCTTGGGTAGCATATGGCGGTAACGTTGCAGATTACTTAGATATGACCAGTAAAATTCATGATGTAGGAGCTACTCAGGTTTATCCAACGTGGGACGGGCCAGGAACAGTTAAGCTAGTAATTTTAAATAATGATCTAATGCCAGCTAGTCAGACTTTGATAAAAAAGGTCAAAGAAGAAATTGACCCCGAAGATAAAACTACCGAAGGATACGGCTTAGCTCCAATTGATCATCAGGTTACAGTAACCACCGCAGAAACATTAACCGTGAATGTGCAGATTAATGCTCTTTTGGATGCTCAACATGTCACTAGTAATATTGAGCAACAAATTAAGAATGTATTATCAAAATTTTTCATTGAATTACGGCAAAATTGGGCCACGATTAACCCCACGACTGGTAGAGGGTATACATTAACTATTTTTAGATCTCGGATTCTATCCAAGATTATGCAAATAGAAGGTGTAGCAAATGCCGACTTACCAATTTTGAACGGGGAAAATAAAGATATTCCTTTAATTTTTGATAATAAAGTATCTCAATTACCTATTTTGGGGGAGGTGACAGTAATTAATGAAAACCGATGAACTTCTCAATTACATGCCTGATTACTATAACGGCGTGTATGAAATGGAGGAGTTGCTAAAAGCTCAAGGCAAAGGATTGAGTAAATTTGATGATGATCTCAATCGAACTTTATTTAATCAGTTTGTTTCTAAAGCTGATGAAAAAGGCATCTTAGTATTTGAGGATCAATACGGTATCGTGCCTGAACATGGGGATAGCTTAGAGCTAAGAAGGCAAAGAGTTCTTACTAGAACATTGACACCACAACCACTTACCATTAGACGGTTAAAACAAATTTTTGAATCTTTGAAAATTCCGGCTGAAGTTAGTGTTGATTATTCACGGCGTGTATTGAATGTTGTTTCTTGGACTGGTGAGTTAACTAAATCACAACAAAAACTGGTAATTTTTGAATTAAATACATGGTTACCGGCAAACATGGGCTATACCTACCGTTTGTGGGCTAAAACTGAAGCAGCTCACGCTTACATTGGGTCTGCTTGTACCGTGGTTGCTCAAACTGTAGCTAAAGCAGAATGGCTAGATGATTCAACAATTGTCAAGCGATTATATCAGTGTGGTATTTGGGGTAAGACAAATATTGAACCGTCCGCTTATGTTGCTACACCGGTTACTGGAAGAACTGTTCAAACGATTGAAGCAGAAAGGAGGAATTTATGAGTAAATACAGTAGAACAAAGTTACTACCCAAAGGATTACAAATTATTCAAGGAGTAGTACGAGGAAGAACCTTTGAAATTACATCTGCTTCTTATAGTGAAAGCAAAACTAATGAAAATGATGTAATGAATCAAGGATCAATCGTTAATCCAATTGGTCATATCCCTATTTTTGCTAAAGATGATAAATCATTAGCAGATCAAGGAATTCTAGGAATTGAATTGTCTTTTACTCAAGAAAGTACTGGATTAACTAGAGATATCGATTTACAAAGTATTCAAATTGAAGGGCGACAAGATGGTATTAATGCAAGTTATCCTATCGCTTTTTCTTTGGCTGAAGAGCCTGAAAGATTGACTTTAAGTGATCCTAGTTTTGAATTTAGAATCATGGTTTATGTTCAGGTTGGTGATACTGATCATGTAACGATTAACATCAATCCCGATGGGCTAGAATCGCGCAGAGAACATGAACATGATATTGATGAAATCATTAATGCTTTAAGCAACGGCTATATCACTGTAGCTCTTAAAGATGCTGATGGTAATCAGCTTGTAACACATGATAATAAGCAATTATTCGCTAACAAGCCTATTGTTGAATATGATCATTTTCTTACTAGTAGCACTAAGGCTGCTCCAGCTAAAGTTGTGGGAGATAATCTTAAAGCTATTGAAAATGAGATTCATGGCATTGAACGCAATTTAAGAGAAACATTTGAAACTAAGGCTACTGTTAGAAACGTTAATAATTTAGCTAAATCTAATGCTGATAGGATCACAAATTCAAATAAGCGCATTGATACTAATCAGAACAATATTGCTACTGCTAGAGAAGAAACAGCTAGATTAGAAAACGGCATTATTGCTAATAGAAGATCTATTAATTTAGTTGCACATGATGGTAATGCTTTAGTCATTCATGATGGTAGAGAATTAATTGCAAACGCTCAATATGTGCTTATTGATAATGAACTTAATAAATCTAATCAAGCTGCAGATGCTAAAAAGGTTGGAGATACCATTAGGATTTTATCTGATGTGTTTGAGCAAGCTATTAGACAATTGGCATCCAGACTCGGCTTAACTCAATCAACTATTGAGAATAATCCTACTATTAGAGATTTAAAGAACAGCATTCAATCTTTAAATAGCAGATTGACAGCTTTAGAAGCAAAAATTAAATAAAACAAAAAAGGAGTTTAAATTATGGCAGCTACAAGAATCCAAGACTTAAGTGAAAATTGGAAACCAGATACTAATGAAAATTTTGCTTTAACTTTTACCGGAAATGGTGAAACCAAAACAAGATTAAGAGATTTGTATTACTCATTAATCCCTGACGGTGCTGCAACTCATAACAGCATCTTTAGAGGACAAAATTTAGGTAATTTGACGGCTACCCATATCGCAAATATCCAAAATGGTAGCTTTAAGGATATGTTTATCGGTGATTACTTCAGCATTAATGGATCTAATTATGTCATTGCCGGTATCAACTATAAGAAAGGCCACGGAGACAACATTTCTTTAGGTAATCATCTAGTTCTTATGCCTCAAGATTGGTCTAAAACACCTACTCAAACTTTAGCCCCCAATGGTAAGGACACTCATTACATGAATGACACCGACACCACCGAAGGAGGCTTTGCTAATACTAAACTTTATAAGATTTATTTGCCTCAAATTCAGCAAAAATTAGAGAGCGATTTTGGTTCTCATTTAATGCAATGGAGAGGCATTGTATCTACTCATGTTGATGATTCCGGTGCACCTGACCAAGGTGAATGGCGCGATATGAAGGTTATGATTCCTACAGAAGTAATGATCTATGGTACTACTCTAAACGGTAACAACAAGAACAACGCATGGTGCAACGTTGGTGATGATAATAGTCAATTGCCTATTATGAGAATGAATGATACAGAACGTAATTTCAATCGTGGTACTATCTGGCTTAGAGATATCCATTCTTCGGCTGGGTTTGCGTATGCGAGCTCCTATGGCGATGATACCTGGGATGGCGCATCCAATACCTGGTTTGGCGTTCGGGCTTTCTTCTTGATCGGCTAATCGGCTGATCCGCATCCCCTTTAGGGGTGCAAGCCGATAGAAAGTGTGCCTCCAATGTATTATAAAATTCATCCACCTTAAGAATTAATGTAGAAAGGTTTTATATTTATGTCAGTTCCAAAAGGAAAGAGAAAGAAATCACGATTCGAAGTTTTTCACAATATGCAAATTATTCAAAAAGAGCTAGTTAAGCACCTGATGCTAGATTTTGGAATTACCAGAATTGCAGATTTAGGTGAAGCTCAATTCTTAGATTTAAAGTTTGAAAGAATTATAAATCTGTGTGGTGATATTGTGGGAGATATTCATAGAGCTAATGCAATGTACGTAACCACTGTGTTAGAGTACGACCAAAGAAGGCTCTATCAAGACAAAGCAATAGCAAATTGCATTGTTTTGAAGCAAGAATTGCAATCGATAGTAGACGTTATAACGGGCTTGAATCTGAATAAATATAGAACATCCATTGAACTAATTGAAAAAGAAATTCATTTGATCAAATCGTGGCGAAAGTCAGATATTAGATTAAAGAAGAAAATAGGGTAGTTTCTGTTAATCCATTCTTCGGCTGAGTTTGCGAATGCGAGCAACAATGGCGATGATAACTGGAATGGCGCATCCAATACCTGGAATGGCGTTCGGGATTCCCTTCACCAAAATAAATGATTAATATCAGAAAAACGATGAAGAAGAAGGAGAAACTGTCCTTCTATCAGAAAGGTAGTAAAAGTGATGGTGGACGTGATCAGTTACGATTGTTATCACTATTAGCCACCTGATTTTTAGTTAGTATGAAAAATATTAGTGATTTAAACAAATTATATAGAGCTTATTTGGAAAGTAAGAGAGGCAGCTCATGGAAGCCGCAGGTTCAAATGTACGAAATGGATTATCTGGCTAAGCTAGTAGCAACTAGTAACGAGCTTGAGAGCCACACCTATTACGCTAGAAAAGGCTCTAGTTTCATAGTTAATGAAAGAGGAAAGCAGCGAAATATCCGTAGCAATCCATTTTCTGATCGAGTTGTAAGAAGAAGCCTATGCGATGAATGCTTAACACCAACGTTGAGGCAATACCTGATTCATGATAATGGTGCATCACTACCTGGAAAGGGTATTTCTTTTACTAGAAGAAGATTTGAACAGCATTTGCATGAATTTTATCGAAAACATGGCAATGAAGGATATATTCTTTTAATTGATTTCTCTAAGTATTACGATAATATTCAGCATCAAAAGCTTAGAGATAAGATTAAGAAATATATAAAGGATGAAGAAATTTTATGGTTATTTGATAAAGTACTAGAGAATTTTAAAATTGATGTGTCCTATTTAAATGATGAACTTTACTCTAAATGCCTAGATATGAAGTTTGATGGAGATAAACAATCTAAATTAAATCCTAAATATCTTACTGGCGAAAAGTTTATGGAAAAATCATTGGCGATTGGTGATCAAGTATCTCAAATCTGCAGCATATTCTTTCCTACCGAAATCGATAACTATTGCAAAATAATAAGATCGATTCGGTTTTATGGCAGATATATGGATGATTCTTACATTATTAGTAATGATAAAAACTTTCTACATGAAATGCTTAATGAGATAACCAAAATTGCTAATAAACTTGGAATTTTTATTAACGAAAAGAAAACCAGGATTATGAAACTTAATCAGCCGTTTACCTACTTAAAGCTGAGATATAAATTGACTTCCACTGGTCACTTAGTTAAGCGGATAAATCCTCAAGCTGTGACTCGTGAGAGAAGGAAGCTGAAGAAATATCGAGGGCTGGTTGATGATGGCAGAATGAGTTTAGAGGATGCTAAAGCATCATTTAAATCCTGGTATGGCAGCTATGAAAAGTTGCTATCTTATCGAACTAAAAACAATATGAGAGCTTTATATAATGAATTATTTGCAGAACACTCTTAGTGCTCTGTTTTTTGTTTGGAGAAAAGAGGAAAAACATGGTTAAAGAAACTAATGCAGATGTAAAGGCGAAAACACTCGAAGCCGTTGAAGCTGCAAGTGAAGAAACAACTGAAACAGAAGATATTGAATTGCGTTTAAAGCCTTCTGAAGCTGAAATTATTAAGGATTTACTTAGTAATTATGTTTATGCATATCGCAGTGATGATGAGGTAGATTGCAAGCGTGAACCAGTTGAAAAAGATAAAGTAGGCATTTACCCATATCCACCAACAGATCCAACTCCAGGTTTAATTAAGCCTGCCTATGATTGGGTTAACAACAAATGGTATGACAAGTCCAAAGAAGGGCTTAGCCAGTTATATCTAAAAGTTGATGAATTGGATAAAAATGATGCACTTAAGGATAAGCAACTTAATGCCGTTCAAGTATCGATTAATCAATCAAATGAAACTTCTGCTGCTTTAATTGCACAAATCAACGCTATGGGTGATCAATTCGGTCAAGCCTTCAAGGAATTAGGCGCTGCCATCAATAGTATTAGAGGAGATCAAACTGATACTGAAAGTGGTAAGAAGCAAGAAACACCTGCAAATGCAGAAGGCACTAAGGAGGATGAAAAATAATGTTTGATTTCAACTTTAATTTTAGCTTTAAGCCTATCGATCCAACTCCTGTATATGAAAGAGCTGTACAGTACTACAAATGGGGCTGGACAAGCAAAGAAGAATTAGCAGAACGTGTTGCTAATGGTACTCTACCAGCCGAATATTATGAAAAAGCAACAGGTGAGAAATATGAAAAAGACGAGAAGAAAGTTTAAAACATTAATTATCTTCAATCCAATTCACATCATCGTAGGGCTAGTTTTAATCGGTGTAGGTAGTGACTTACTTTTCCACGATCATTACTTTATGTGGCCACCTGGTGCAGATGCTTATATAAATTCTGACTTTGTAGGGGCGTGGGGAATTTTTTCCGGTGCAGGTTTAATTTATGTTGCATTGCAAAAGAATTTTCCTATCAAAGCAAACTTTGTCTGGATTACTTTGGCTAGTGCTTTCTGGGGTTTTGAAGTCTTCATGGAGTTTATGCACTCCTTAATTTTTTATGACCCTGGTAGGATGCTGGCTTTGTTTTTCGAAGGTGGGGGGTATCTGCTTTTTACATTTTTAATGATTCGCAATAGTCCTACTAGAAAGGATATAGACAGAAGGGAGTAGATTACTATAGATAAGAACTGGACCACCATCCTCACATCTGGTGTCTTTGGTGCTATAGTATCTGCTTTGATTTCGGCATGGCAATGGTACTTAAAATATAAGGATGATCAAAAAGACAAAGACAAAAGAAGTCAAAAAAATGACATTAACTTTTACCGTAAAAAATGGCTAGAAGATGAAGATACTATAGATGAATTGAGAAACGAGATTCGCAACTTGAAAGATCAAGTTGCAAAATTGAAAGGTAAAAAACATGAGTAATTTAAATGTGATTGATGTAGCCACAGTGGTGGCTATTTTTGTTGTAATCGTTGCGTGGATTATCACGCTGGTTGATAAAGTGAGAAAAACCAAACAGCCACTCGATGAAAATGACATTTTTGATCTGGCTCATATGATTGTCACACAAAATGAGAAAATCAAAGAGTTAGAAAAGAAAAATGCTGCAAACGGTGAAACAAAGAAAAACACTGTAGTTAATGATGTAAAGAAAGAAGGTTAAGACAATGCTAAAAATGGTTGATGTTTATTCTGATTCACCACGTCACTTTGCTACTCAAGCAGGAACCGATATTACGATGGTTAAAGCCACACAAGGAACAGGGTACGTAAATCCTAAGTGTGATACTGACTATCAAGCAGCTAAGAAAAAAGGAAAACTGCTAGGAATTTACCACTACTGTGGCGGCGGAAATGCAAAAGCCGAAGCACAATACTTTTATAAAAATACCAAGAACTACATAGGTGAAGCTGTGCCGGCTGTTGACTGGGAGTCATACCAAAATAGTTCCTGGGGCAATTCTAATTACGTACGTCAATTCGTAGATGAATACCACCGCCTTAGCGGTGTGTGGCCATTAATTTACGTTCAGCAATCTGCTCTAAACCAAGTTGCCAATTGTGCTAAAGATTGTGGTTTATGGGTAGCATGGTACGCTTCTATGAATTGGGCAAGTTGGAAAACTCCAAATGCTAACTTTAGTGTAAGCCCATGGCCAACCTACACGGCATGGCAGTTTACCGGCGGCGACATGGACCGCAGCGTGGTTAATGTTACAAAAGATGGTTGGAAGAAACTTGCTAAAGGTTCAAGTAAGCAATCTGCAGCTAAACGTAAAAAATCTGAATGGGTTAAAAAGAATGGTACATTCACTTTAGGCCAATCTTTAGAAATTCATAAATCCCCACACATTGAATCTGAACCTCTTGCCAAGTTAAAGAAAGGCGATACAATTAAGTTCGATGCAACATTGCAAGGACCAAAGCGCTTGTGGTTAAGACAACCAAGAAGTGGCGGCTCTTACGGATACATTGTTGCAAGAGACAAATATAATAAGCTATTAGGTAAAATCAAATAAAGGAAGTGAAAAAATCAACCTTTCTAAAATCTAAATCTATAAAAAAAGAAGCCACTCTAGGAAAATTATTCCCAGGGTGGCTTTTTTTGTTTTATTATAGGAAGAAAAAAATAAAAAAATCTGTTGCACAAATGTTGCACAATAGCAATTTAAGGTAAAAAAAGACCTTGAAAGATCATTGATCTATCAAGGTTTTTTATTATTAGGCACGAGTAACTTTACCAGACTTTAAAGCCTTGGTTGAATTAAAATATAAGCTTTTACGATGTTTCAGAATACTCAAAACATTGATATTATAGGATTTTATGTTTTAGAAAATCATAGAAATTTTAACCGTGTTGCACAAATGTTGCACAAACTTGATTGAGTGAATTAATAATTTTGGCATCTTGTTGATCCTTATATTCATCAAGTAAGTGAGCATAGATTGATAAAGTGATTGCTATATTAGCATGTCCTAAGCGTTTACTGATAGCAGCTATATCAATTCCTTGAGAAATTAAATATGAAACGTGAGTATGCCTTAAACTATGGAAGTGAAAATCAGGTTTGTTAAGCCCAATTTCCTTAATGGCTTTTCTTAAGAATTGATTTACAGCAGAACTAGAAGGTGGCAGTCCAGTTCTAGGAATAGCAAAAACAAATTCAGAATTATTAATTTTTAATTGCTTCAATTTATCTAATAAGAAAGAATTAACTTTAATCTTTCGAACTGAACTTTCGGTTTTAGTTGGTCCTAGTATTTTTAAATTAGGATTCCAAGTTTTATTAATATCAATAATTTTATTCTTAAAATCAATATCAGTCCATTTTAAAGCGGTTAGTTCTCCAAGTCGTGCGCCTGTAAATAATCCTGCTAGAACTAAATATTTGCTAGTATAACGAGGAGTTAAACCAGTTAGGCATAATTGTACCAGCTTATTCATTTCTCCCTCATTAAGGTATTCTATGGCTCTGACATTGTCTTGGTTTCCTGTGATGGTTGTGCGATTGGTAAAATTCTTAACGATTAAACCATCCTCTATTGCATTTCCTGCACAAGCTTTAACCATAATATTGGTTTTACGAACTGTAGCAGGAGCATGGTTTTTACCAAGCCAATTTAAGAAGCTTTGATATTTAGCTCTTGAAATATCTTTTATTTTTGTTGATCCAAAATATTTTTCAAGATAATGATGATTAGTAATATATCTCTTTTGCGTTGATTTTCTGATAATCGGGAATTTAAAAGTAAGATACCAGTGTTCAAAATAGTCAGCGAACACAGGGTTCTTAACTACATCTACACCATCAATAGAAGCGGCTTCCATTTTAATTCCGTACTGTTGTGCTTCAGCCTTGGTTTTAAAACCGCCTTTTGATTTTTGTTTTAGGACTGATTTCATAGATTGGGTTTCAGGGTCCCATTCTTGAACTCTCTTAGAAAATCTAACATACCAGGTCTTACCACGTTTCTTAATAGATGCCATAAAAAATAACCTCCTATTGTTACAGTCGTTTGAATTCTGCTACAATAAGAGGGCAGAGTCCAAGCGGCTTTGTTGTTAACTATACTTATTGGCGTAAGTTGGTTTTGTTTAATTCAAATATATTCATTTTTAGAGCTATTGGCGTAGCTCACATTTTCCCATCACTGTTGGCGCAGTGGTGGGATTTTTTGTTTTATTTAAGATCAGTTTGAGTTTTATCAGTTAATTTATTGTTGGTGAAAGTTAATACTGCATTGGCACCAGTATC